TCTTAGACTTATCACTATCTCCTTCCTTAATCCAAGATTCTACTGTTAGAACTCCTGATACTCTGTCTTGATGTTGATATGTAGCTTTATGATGATTGTTATGTTTTAAATAAAGTTCAGAAGCTTTTCGAACTGTATCAGGACTAAAATACACATAATAGTCTGAATCTGTATTAGGATCATATCTAAAGATTTGCTTGTTAGGTATTAAAGCAGGACTTACTAGCATACGCTTTTCTTCATCTACCTTTGCAAATGTCAAGTTGTTTTTCTCTTTACCAAAATATACAAAGTCTTGCTCAATAGCTGGACTTGTAACCAAAGATATAGCATCAATAGCTAATTCTTGATTATCGTCTTGTATTATTAGTTCTACTATCTTAGTTGGTTTCATATCTTCGTAATAGTCTTTATTAGCTTCTTCACATTCAGCTACTGAATCATATTCACAGCTTCCTGTCTTTCCCCATTTGTATTTTCCGTTATCACATTTTTCGCAAGGCATATTTATATAATAGATTTAATTAATATTTATTTGATTTTTAAATTGTAGCTCTACGTCTTATATTAGCTAATTGGTTTTGACTATCTGTCATTTCATCTGTAAGTACATAAGCTCTAAGTGCTTGTGTAGGTTGTCCACCTGTTAATTCAAAAGCTCCTGACATCATTTGTGGTGCTGGAGTTTGAGGACTTGCACCTGCTGAACCACCACTACCACCAACAGGAGTATCATATATTTTTCTTACATTAGCAAGACCTGCTGCAATAATAGCTGCACCTGAAACAAAACCTGCTACACCACCTTGTGCAAAAGCTTTATTTGCACCTGCATAGGTATCTATAATAGCACCTGCTGCTGCTAATTCTTTATTATCTCCTGCTAATCCACTTAAAGCATTAGCTAGACTAGAATAAGCTGCTAATTGAGCTTCTGCATTTTCTAAATTTACTGCTTTTTGTTCTTCAGTTAAAGCTATTGCATTTGTCTTTTGTTCTGACCTAAACCCTTCTATTTGTGCTAGTATAGCTAGTTCTTCTGCTTCTGCTTGTATTAATGCTATTTTATTTTCGTCATTATCATTAGCATCTTTTTGTGCTTGTGCTGCATCTTTAATTATTTTAGCATTAGCTAACATTAATTTCTCTTGCTCATCTAAAACATCATTAAGTTTTTCATTGGCTGCAATTCTTTCATCAAATGATTTTGTAGTATCATCTCTAATTTGTCTTTGTATCTCTGCTTCTCTATCTTTTTGCTCAAGAATCTTTTGATTAGTTGCAACTGCTAATGCTGCTGCCTTATCTAATTCAACCATAGATTTAGCTGTATCAATAATTCCTTTAGTATAATTTGTAACTGAATTTGTTATTTCATCAAATACAGTTGACATATCTTTTGATGCTGCTGCTGCTGCTGCTGAAACTTCTGTTAGACTTTTAATAAATTTAGCAGGATTAGTAACATTCGCTAATAATGTACCGACTGATTTTATTAATGTTACAACACCCATTAAATTATCTATAAAATATCTTTGTATTCCTTGACCTAATTTATAAAGTTCTCCTAAAGGATCAGTAAAAAGAGCTTTAAGATATCCTTGTATTACTGTTATATTTTCATCTAAATATTTAAACAAATCATTAAAAGCTAAAGAAACTCCTTGCATAGTAATATTAAAGGCATCTATAATTTTCTGATTTCTACTTAAAACATCAAACATTTTAGCTATTGCAGCTACTACAATACCAATTCCAGCTGCTTTTAAAGCAGTACCTACTCCTTTAACAGCATTACTTAATTTACCAAAACTACCTGAAGTGTCTTTAGTAGCATCATCTAACTTTTCTACATCTTTAGTAACTTCTCCTACATTTGATTTTACTTCTGCTTCTAATATTACTTTATCTGCCATATCTATTGTTTTAAAGTGCTACACCTGTTTTAATTTGTGTGAATGTTATATTACTTGCCCATTCTATTGTTGTATCTGTTGCTCCTCTTACTTCTATTATAAAATCAGTACCATTAAATGTAGCTGTTGGTCTCCAATTAGTATGATTACCTGATCCTACAATAGTATCTCTTTCTCTTTCTATGCTTAATGTTCCTGACTTATTAATTACTACTCCTCTTTCTACCCAACTTAAAAAGTCTCCAGCATTACCTGTTCCTGTGCCACCTACTCTTACTGCTAAAACATCTGCGTGAAAATACATTGCAGTATTCTCAGGAATAGTAAAATAGTTATCTGTAATGTTATTTAAGTATGTATCTACTGTACCACCTGCTGTTGTCTGTACTCCATACATTAATTGAATACTTTGTCTCTCAGCTAAATTGTCTGTTGGAGCATTACCCCCTAAGACTATTGAGTTATCAGCTGTAACCTCTCCTAAAGTACCATAAACGCTAGAATTATTAATACCATTAGCTATTTGATTTTTATTACCTACTACAATGTTGTTTCTTGATAAACCATTTACAGTATTATTCTCTCCTATAATATAAGTATTGTTAGTACCTGTTCTAGTTACATTATTTTTACCACTTACAGTATTATTTACATTAGCAAAATTAGAATCTAATGAAGTATTTAAAACAAAAGCATTACAAGTGCCATTTTCTCTATTATAAGTATAACCATAAGCTTCACATTGTTGTTGATTAGGAACTACGTCATTAGTTCCATCAGTAAAGGTTACTATTCCTAATGATGAAACCTCACTTGGTTTAACAGGATAATCTCGTAAAAATGGTATAGTTTTTGCTTTTGACATTATGTAATAAGTATAAATTCAACAGTTGCTAAATCGTTTGGTTTGTATTCTATTTTATTTACTCTAAATTCTCTATTCTTAATAAAAACAGTATCAAAGAAATTAAAGCTATTTATATCTCCAGGAGTTATGTTTACCTTTAAAGTCATAGTCCTTGTATCAGGATTATAAAGCTCATTGAAATAAGGTAACCAATATAAATTGAATAAATTAAATGCAGTTGTTCCTATATTTGTAACAGTTTGATTAGTTTCAAAATTAAAATCTCTTGATGATCCTACTGTTGGTATTTCTGTAAAATGACTAAATTGTAAAAATTGAGTTTGATTTTCACTAGCTAATCCATTTTGTGCAGGTATATAATAAGTAACTCCATTTTGTAAAGTCTTTATTCCATTGTTATACATTATTCTAGGTAAATTATCAAACCCTTCAAATTCAGTAGCATTATCATTAGCTGTAAATATTGCTGGAGTAACAAAATCATTAAATTGTTCAAATAATGGTTTAGGTATTGTAGTAGCAAATGGTTCAGCTATTATTTCTTTTTCTCCTTCTAATATAGTAAAACCTGAAGCATCGAACTCTTTACTACCATATAAAGAGCCACTTGTTGTTTCTTTGTATAATTTAAAAGTTTGGTCTTCATCATCTTCTACAAATTTAAAGATAGTATTCTTGTTTAAATCAGTTAAAGGTGTAAGTTTCATTTCTGATACATCTATCTTATCAGTCCAATCTAAAGCAGTGCTATTAGCATTATCTATAAACATATCTCCATAAGGTTCTATCAATATATTGTTAGGATTTGACTTGTCAGGTACAGATACTAAATTAAACATAGTCATTATACCTTTTAAAAACTCCCACTGTCCTAATTCTCCTCTTAATGTTTCTACTAATGTTTCTGATGTTATAGCAGCTGTATTTATACTAAAACTAACTACTGATGTAGGTGTTGTGCTAGTTTCCATCATTCTTACAACAGGAGAAGCTGATGGATTACTATTTTTAAATTGTGCTTGTAATGTGTCTCCTGATAAAAGTATTTCATTAAAACTAAATACAAAATCAGAATATGAAGAAGGAGAAATAGTTAAAGTTTGTGTTGCTATAACTGTTGTATTTTTAAGCCATTGACATTCAACAGTCTGTGTTGCAGATGCTGAAGTATTTTCAATTCTATAAGCTCCTGACATATTGTAGTTTTCTCCATCTACTGCTGCTGTAATAATATTTGTAGTTGTATTATAACTACTAGGTAATTGATTAGTATTACCAAATGGATTAGGAAATAATACTAAATTGTTGAAACTACCTATACCTGCTAATACTGTTGGATTTGTAGTTCCTGATATTATTTTTGCCCAAATACCTGAGAAATTATTTACATTGGTTATAGTTGGAGTAGTAGCACCACCCCAATTAAAGTCCATAAATAAATTAAGAAAGTCAGCAGTATCAAAAAACTCACTTGTAAAACTAAATGGAGTAGGATCAAATATCTTTTCAATTATATATTTAAGATTTATACAAGGTCTAAATGCTTGTTCTAATATAGCTAACTCAGGATAATTTAATGTTGCATTATTACCTGTTGAGCCATCTGATATAATTATTTGACCTGTCCAATCTATAAAAGGATATTTTAATACATCTGTATTGTTAACTCCTAATCCAGCACTATAAGCAAAGCTAGTAGTAGGTAATGGAGATATTAATTCTAAACCTAATGCACTATTCCAACTGTTTTTAATATTATCCTTATTATACTGATGATTTAATTCATTAAAATCTAAATCACTAATTTTCTTATCTTTTAAAACATCTGCTAAAGCAACTACTTCAGAATATAGATTAACATTATAACTTATCTCTCCTACCTTGTCTTGTATGTCTATTAGCTTTAAATATCCTTCAAATAATACAAAACCATCTTGCTTTAATATACATTGAGTTTTAACGTAAGCATTAAACACCACACCATCATCTGTTCTTGTTATTTCAAATAAATTATCAAAGATTTGATTATTTCTTTTTGTTGCTGGTAAATTAAATGCTTTTGAATATGACTGTACTTTTTCAGCTACATTTTTAAAGTCATCTACACTTAAGCTTAAAGGTATATCTTCATCTTCATAAAGGTCTACTATAACTTGACCATCTTCTAGGTTTGTATAAGTTGTAGAAGGTGTAACCCCTTGTTGTTGTACTGATATATTACTTATTACTATATTGTCTATTGTGGTATTAAAATAAGCAATTAATAAAGTATTAGTTGGACTTGTAGCTGTGAAAGTATGTGTTATTTGACTTTGATTTGCTAAAAAAAGTGGTTGTGTTATTTGTGTTGTGCCATTATATACACTTGGTATAATATAACCAGCACCTGTTGTAGATATGTCTATTGTTATTTCATAAGTTGTTCCAACAGATAAATTAGACAATTTCTGATATATTCCTGATTGAGTTGTTCCTGTTGTTGAATATAAAGTTAAACTTCCTGAAGTAGCACTTGGTAATGTAGGTGTTCCTGCTCCTGTACTTCTAAATCTATACCAAGTGTTAATTATAGATGGTGGTGCATTAGTTAAAGTATCTAAAATAACATTAGAAGTTGAAGAACTATCATAACTTGATGAAGTGTTTACTGAGTTAAATTGACTACCATCTACAACAAACTCTCCTGAAGTGGTAGATATAGAATTATATTGCCCATTAAAACTTTGTGGATATACTATTAGTTGAATACTCATTATATAGATTGTGTTCTTAATGTTTTACTTTTCTCTACTTCAAAAGTGTACTGCATTAGCTTGTCATTAGCTATTGTCTTTTTAGTAAAGCTTGATGTTGTAAGTCTTACAGGTATTACATATTGATTAAGTGCTGAATCTGTTATATCTGTTTGGTAACCTTTTAGCATATAAACTTCAGGACTATTTATAAGCTCCTCAAAGACTACTGAATCTGCTTCTGTTACAAAGTCTGTATTCATTGTTATTCTTTCTGTGGCATTAACTCTAAATGCTTTCTTGCCACCTTTATAACTATCTATTCTGTACTTTCCTTCATTCCAAGTACCTTCTAATTGATTATATGTAGAACCTTGTGTTGATGTGCTTCTTATAGACTTCTGAGTAAATGTGTAGTAATCCCATACACCCCATTGATTAAGCCAAGTAAGACGTATGCTTTCATAACCTTTTTGATTAGGACAGTTTACATATATTCTTTTCTTTTCTGTATATTGAGCAACACCATCTAAATAAACATCATAGTATGCTACGCTTCCAGCAGTAATATAACCTCTAAATGTTGCTGATGTATTTTGTCTATTACCAGGATAACAACCAACGTGAAGAATTTGCTTAATAGAACTTGCACCCCATAAAGTATAAGCACCATTTGCAACATCAGTAGTTACAGTCTCTGTACTTAATAATGAACCTGATGAATCATAATAATCAAAAGTAATATTGTTTAATAATGTATATGTTATTGAATTTTCTACTATAAAAGATAAAGTTCCATAATCACTACCATTAGCATATAAAGTGTTTGGTGCATTAGTTAAGAACTTTCTACTTGAACTACCTATTTTAAAATCTGTTAAATCATAACCGAAATTAGAATTTTGAATAGTCAATACATCTGTATAATTTAAGTAGCCATTAAATATAACAGAAGGATCTGAATTAACTGAAGTTCCTACTGCTCTCCTTACAACATTATCATCTTGATTTCCTGCTACATCAGTAGCACCTAGATACTCTACAAAGAATTGTAGTTGCATATTTCTTACTACATTACGATTTTGTGAGAATTTATCTATTATATGTATAGGATGTCTATCATCTGAACTTGTTGTAGTACCTTTGTATTCACTACCATCATAAGCCATATTATCAGACTTAACATAGTTTTCTATAATGTTTCTTAAATCGAATATACCTACACCTGCATTGTTAGGAGTTGTTTTGAATGTACCTATTACATCTGTTGTAGTTGCAACATTTATTACATTAGAACTTATATGAACTTCAACACCAAATTTAACTTTAGTTTCAGTTGCTACTGCTGTTGCATTAGATACTACATATATTATTTCCTGACCGACAGGTAAAAATTCATATAAAGGTGCTTGTTCTATTATTGAGTTTGCCATTAGTTTACTGTTGTTAATCCTTCTATTATATCTTCTTTTACATTTTCTAATAAGTCCTTACCAAATTGCTTTAAACCTAATCCTAAAGGTTTTTGAAAGAAGCTTATCCCTTGAATACCATTTCTTTTAATACTTCTTGCAATTAAAAATGATATACTTTTTCTTGAAATAAATCTACCTTTTTCATCTCTTGGTGCTATACCTTTTTTAACTATCCACTTATCTAATACTCTACTAGGTGGTTGTTTAGTTGTGTACTTATAAGGACTTGATATTGTTTTACTTTTGTAATCTTTAAAAGTTCTTTTTGTTTTTGTACCTGATACACCTTTATCTACAAATGTACCATAGCTATCCATATAGAATTGTACTGAGAAACCATCAGCTTCAGTAACTACTTTGAAAGTTATAGAGTTTTCTAATTTAGTTGAACCCTTTTTTTTGTAGTTTAAAGTAGTCTTAGATTGAGCAACAACTTGCTTACCAAAGCTATTTAAATACTTTTCTATATTATCAGTCTTCATTATTCTAACCCTACAAATACTTCAACTCTAGCATCTGATTCTCCAACAGGTTTTACTGTTACCTTAGAAAGATTCTCTAAAGTTCCAAAACTAGGAGTTGTATCTGCTTCTGCTAAAAGTATTGCTTCTGCTTGACTTAAAACGTGAGAATTACCTGGAGTAATCAATACTTGGTATAGTGTAGCAGTACCTACAAAAGCTACTTCTATATTTGCTGTTGTACTCAAGTTAGTGATTCTAAAATACTTTGTTCTATCTACATCTAAAGCACCTACTGAAGTGTAAGGACTTGCTGCAAAAGAACATACTGTTGTTTCTTGTGCCGTAGTACATAATACTATTCGTTCAAATACATCATTTATTCCTGTTGTTGTTACTGAGTTTGTAGAACCCCTTAATGAACCATTCAAGGTTACTGATTCTGATAATGTTGTTACTAAATCTGCCATATTTTATATTTTAATTGTTATTGTTGGTGGTATTATTTTTATTATTACTTTGCCTATTTTTATCTCATTTAATCTCTTTAGTATCTCAATCATTAGTAACCAGCTCCCAAATCAGTAACAGGTATATCACAAGTCTGAAAGTCATTCATTACTTTAACACCTATCTGAAACACCCAACCACAACAAAGATTGTCGAACCTTTCTTGAAATGGTTCTATTGTAAATTGATCTTGTGTAAAGTATATTGGTGCATTAATATCATTAACCCCTTCAAGTGATTGTCTTGAACTATGTCTTAACATACCTATAAAATCAGTAACTATATCTAACGTCTGATTCCATACCTCCTGCTCGTTTGTTTTAGTGTTTACTAATTTAGTTAAAGCAGCTTGTTGAGCTGTTGTCCAAGTAGACTTTTCACTTACCATATCCATAATAAAGATTTGAAAGTTATATACTAACTCACTATCTCCTGTTGATACGTTTAAAGGATTGATGTGTAATAAAGGAAACTTCTCCATCTTCTCTAAGTTGATGTCATAGATGTCTCCAACTGATACAGTAGATATTTGCTGATGATACTCTCCTAATCTACATAGTGTGTTTATTACGTTATTGTATGTCTTATTACTTACTGCCATATTTTACTTTATTTTGCGACTCTAAGTCTGTTTCATAACTTAACCAAGTAAATGCTTCTAATAGGTTAAGCTTTGTTATTTGTTCTAATTTTGAAATATCTGCATTACACAATCTATACATTATTCCAAAGTACCCCCACTTTTCTGCGAAGGACTCACTTGCAACTGCTCCTTCATTTCCTTCAGCCGTTCCGTCAAAAATGATGGCAAAGTCAGTAACAATTCGTTCCCTAAAGTGTAAAAAAAAACCAATGCACTTTGCACTTGTTCAGCTGACATCTTCTTCATCTGTTCGGCTCGTATGCTTATATCTCCATCATACGCTTTAATTGTATAAATGTCATTCTGTTCTTCCACTATCGGTCTATACAGTATAGCCATCACTTCAGGTAGATTCTTCTCTATATCCATCTTTATCATAGTCTCCAGGTCTGACCATTCTCCTAATGTGATTGAGTCTAAGTCAGGATGGAAACCATATCTCTTACCATCTATTTCAATTATCCTTTTTAAAGAACTATCTTGCTTCTGTTGTAGCTCAGCAACTTTACTCATTATAACAGCAATATCTTTTATTTCCAATTCCTTTATTAGGTTCTTAGGAATGTTAGATAATTCTTTTATAGTTTCTAAAGCTTCTTCACTTTTACTAAGTTTATGATAATCAACAAGTTTTATCCACTTCTCTAATGTTACGTCTTCCCACTTGTTAATTAACTTGAACTCTTTTACTTTTCCCTTCTTCTTAATCTTTACCTTCATATACTATATAATAGAAATTGTTGATATTTAGTTTAAAATGTTATATTTGCCAAGTTTTAGTTAATAATTAGGGGAGGCATTGTGCTTCCCTTTTTTTATTGAACATAATATCTTCCAGCATTAGGATTGTCTAAATGGTAGATTACGTTATACCTTATTCCGTCTATTGCGTGGTTGTATGAATCGTGATATAATTTAGAACCCTTGTCGCTGTATATATAATTATTTAGCTCTTTAGCTATGTTAGTTGATTCAGGAGTTATTACTAAGTGATAATCTTGCATACGTGTTATTCCACTTTCAATAGTTCCTTTCTTAACAGGTTTAATGTTTACTCCTAAATGCTTTAAGTCTGCTATTAGACGTGGCTCTGCTGAGTCTGCTATGATAAGCTTCTGACCTACCTTGTCTAGTATTATCTGTGCTAGTTCATTTGACTTTAAACCATTCTTGTATATATGTTCCTTAAGATATATCCTTTGTCTTTTTTTGTCTATTGCTACTTCAGTCAATGAATCAGGATCAACTGAGAAACCAAAGTCCATACCACAAGATGTCTGTAAGTTATCAGGATTAAATTCTCCTATACTCCAATTATCAAATACTACACCATCTGCTCTGTCTAACCACCCTCCGAGTATTTTATGTTGATACTTCTTAAAGTTATTGTGCTTTATAGTCTTAATACGTGCTAGGAAGCTTTCTGAGAGGTTTTCTCTGTTATCCTCATATGTACTATGGATATAGCATACATTGTCTTTAAATCCATTAAAACCAGCTTCAACTCCTTTGTCTTCAAAAAACCTTTTATATATCCAATGCTCTTTAGTAACAGGATTAAGTATAAGAATAATTCTATTTTGTATATTCTTTTCTCTAATACTTAAATCTATTGTATCAAATATATCTTCATCAATAAGTTCTTCAGCTTCATCAAGTACCCAAGTGCTTACTCCTTGTAATGACTTTAGACTAGCAGTCTGATTACCAGCTGATGTCTTAATACCTCTAAATAGTATGTCTGATTTATTCTTTAGATTGACTACCTCTGCTTTATTTACACTAAAGGTATTCTCATATCCTAATAGTATTATCTTTTCTAAGAACTCAGGAATGATTGACAAGTGAGCTGATACCATTGTAAAACGTGTAAACAATACTCTGATGCCTTCTGTCATTGTTAGTAGTGTAAGAAAGACTGTAACGGCAAATGACTTACCTGATCCTCTACCACCTGTGA